GCCAATGCTTTGCGGCATGGACCCTGCGTGCGCGTGACCAATTCGTCAACCAAGCTTTCCAGCTTGGCACGTGAAAGTGTCACGGTTAGATGCTTGGGACCATCCTTGTCAGCTGTGATATAGGGCAGATTCACTTCTGTCTGGCTGCTGCTTGACAGCTCAATCTTGGCCTTCTCCGCAGCTTCTTTGAGGCGCTGCAGGGCCATGCTGTCCTTGCGCAGGTCGATACCCTGTTCTTTCTTGAAGGTGTCTGCGAGGAAGTCAACTATGCGCAGGTCAAAGTCTTCACCGCCCAGCTGCGTGTCGCCGTTGGTGCTGAGCACTTCAAACACCCCGTCGCCTAGCTCGAGGATGCTGACGTCAAATGTACCACCACCGAGGTCATACACTGCGATCTTGCCGCTCTGCTTCTTATCCAATCCGTAGGCCAGCGCAGCAGCAGTTGGTTCGTTGATGATGCGCAGCACTTCCAAGCCTGCGATCTTACCTGCGTCCTTGGTTGCCTGGCGTTGGCTGTCATTGAAGTAGGCTGGCACAGTTATCACGGCTTGGTCAACTGTGGTGCCAAGATAGCGTTCAGCAGTTTCCTTCATCTTGGTCAGTATCTTGGCAGATACCTCGCTGGGGCTCATCTTCTTGCCGTCGACTTCAACCCAGGCATCGCCGTTGGCAGCTGCGACAATAGCGTAGCTCAGCAGCTTCTTGTCCTTCTGCACGCTGTCATCTTCATAGCGGCGGCCGATCAAGCGTTTGACTGCATGTAATGTGTTCTTGGGGTTGGTAACTGCCTGTCGCTTGGCAGGTGCACCTACCATGGTCTCGCCATCCTTGAAACCTACGATGCTGGGCGTGGTACGAGCGCCTTCTGCGTTCTCGAGAACCTTGGCCTTGCCGCCTTCGATCACTGCCACGCAGCTGTTGGTGGTTCCAAGGTCAATACCTATCACTTTGCTCATTTCTATCTCCTCATAAAGCAAGATTGTGTCATGGCCGGCCGAAGCCCGGCCATGAATATTATATAGTCGTTTATCGTCCTATTGTCAAGGTATCAAGCTGGCATGTTTGTATCAATCTGACGCATCTTGACAATTACAGTTGGATCTTGCGGCGGTTCGCCTCGATTGATTTGGTGAACGTTTTCCATGCCCGATATCACCCGGCCCCATGCAGTATACTGACGATCTAGAAATTGGGCGTTAGCGAAACATATAAAGAACTGGTCACTAGCACTGTTTGGATCATTTGTACGAGCCATGCTACAGGTACCTTCGACATGCGGATAATCATTGAATTCTGCCAATAACTGAGGTAGCGCCTGTTGAGTCCAACCTCCCTGCGCCATGAACCCGTTTATTACCCTATGAAAAGGAATACCGTCATACAGTCCGCGATTAGCAAGATCTAATATCTGTGCTACGTGTTTTGGTGCTTTGTCCGGAAAGCACTCGATCAATACAGGCCCATGGGGCAAGTCCATTCTAAGAACTGGATTAGTCATTTTTCTCTCCTTGTTTATTTTATTAACTGCGTCACATCTCATTCATAATAGGAATGCTGATTATAACCATCCCATTGCTCTGCACCAACCTATGACATTCATGCAGGCAAACCAAGCCGTTACTAACATTATCCAAGGTTGTCCTCGACGCAGGCTAGCTATTACTTGGCTGGTACTGCCTACGAAGTAAAATGGATAAATGAATGCCATATTTGGATGCTGTGCAGTTGATGCGAGCATGATGCTTGCCCCAACGCTAAACAAAAAATTCTGCATCTCTAGGTAAAATGCCAGCTTGTCGCTGTGATAGCTGTCTGTCCAGAATTTCTTGATCTTGTGCCACATGACAAATTATATCATATCATCCAAAGATATACAAACGATAAATAATTTATTGGAGAATCCCTGTGTGCGTAGTTTCAGCTAAGTTCTTTCCTGATGTTGGTTGGGTTGGTGTAAAGAACCGAGACCGCAACTACATTCCAGAGATCAGCTTCAAGCGCGAAGACCGCGATGGTGTTGAAGTCATGCTGTTCTGGGATGATGTCACTCAGTATTGCGAGGGCATGAACAGCGGCGGAGTCTGCATCATCAGCGCCAGCTTGATGGTCAAAGACGACGAGATGGAGATACAGGTTCGCACCAAGACTCCATCAAAGGACGGTGTCAAGCTCAAGAAAGCTCTGCGATATCCCAATGTCAAGGCAGCTGCCATGAGCCTGATCAAGGACAAGCTGCCCGGCAACACGCTGATATTTGACAAGGACACCTGCTACCTCTTGGAAGGTTGCTGGGAACCAGGCGAGTACGAGAACGAAAAATACGCTTACAAGGTCAAGGAAATACCACACGATCAAACCATAGTACGCACCAATCACGGCGTGCTGTTGCCTTGGGCTGGTTATCAGCGCACGGAAGAGAGCGAACCGCAGACCATGAGCCGCATCAGCAGCGAAAGCCGCAAGCTTATTGCTGAGAAGATAGTGGCCGACGCCAAGACACCGCAAGACATGATCGACGGTTTGGCCGGGGTATATAGTGACAATCCACAGCTAAACTGCCTACGCACCACAGACAAGAAAAAACTGATGCGCACCACCAGCCAGATCATGATCACGCCCGGCGAAAGCACGTTTGCTGTGCGTCCTGTGCAGAGCCACATGACTTTCAACTTCTGGGATCTCAATCATCCCAAGCACAAGTGCTTCGTGGAGATACTCAGCAACAAGGTGCTGTATGACCATCGCAAGGAAATGGGTACCAAACCATTCCCCAAGATGCAGCACAGCAGCGAGTAAGCATGGCTGCCTGGGAACACATACCCTACTTCGCATATGGGCACAACACCAATGTCCAAGAGATGTACAAGCGTGTGCCCAAAGCACGCTTACTGGGTCATGCTGATCTGCCTGACTGGAAGTATGAATTGGAGCACGTGAGCAACATAGTGCCATCTGATGGTCACACAGTGCATGGAGTGCTGTGGATAATACCCATCCAGCAGCTGGACAAGCTGGATTGGGCAGAAGCCTATCACAGCAACTATCGTCATCAGATAGTGAACATTGAGTACAACGCCAAGATGCTTAAAGCCATGTCATATGTGCTGCTCAAGAAGTATCACAGCGATCTGCCACCCACAGCCAAGTACGTAGACTACGTGGCCACTGGCTATCGTGAGAACGATATACCCATGAGACAGCTGATCACGGCGTTAGACTATCGCATCACAGAGTTAAAGCAAGCACACAAATAAAAAAGGGTCCCAGTTGCCTGGAACCCTCTGTCTCCCTAGACTTGGTGTCAGGCGCTTGCAAGCGCATCGCCAAGTTCTTAGTGATCAGGCCTTCTTTGAAGCCTTGCGTGCCTTCTTAGCAACTAAGCTGTAAGCAACGCCGTCAGCGCCTGTGTCCTTGAACGTAACTGGCGTGGTACCGATGTTGTAGCCTTCAGCCTTGAGCTCATGGATACGAGCGCGGAGGTTCTGGATCTTGAAGCGGCTTTTAGCCTGCTTGCTGGTGAGCGTGTTGCCCTTGGTGAGATATGCGAGAACCTTCTCGGCTTGCGTAACATATGCGGTCATTTGTATTTCTCCATAGTTCGTTAAAATATAGTGTCCTGTGGACAACTCTTTACTTGCATTATTACTATACACGGGTTTAAATATCTGTCAACCGCTAATTTTGGTATTATTTTGGTAATAAATATGCTTATTCAGCTGGCAAAAGCTCAGCAATTAGCGGAAATCCGCTCTGTCTTGCGATAGCTATGGTTTCATCTCGCTTCTGTTGGGCAACTTCATGACTATAAGTGCCTGCAATACCGCGTCCATTTGTGTGGATGTGCATCATTATGTCCTGCGCTTCTTCGAAGCTGCGATGGAAGATCTGCATCAGAACTAATACCACAAATTCCATGGTAGTTGCATCATCGTTGATTAACCACACGTTCCACATGCGCGGAGGGGCCATAGCCACACGTTCGATGACAGCTACTACGCTTTGTTTCTTGGTCTCGGCCATTGGTCCCTCCTGTTACTCTTGATTATACAGCTATAAGCTGTTCAACGCAAGGTCATTCTAACGCTGCGGTAACGTCGATCACATTGCCGTTGCTGATGGGTATGACTCTGCCCTTGCTGGCTTCTGGTATTTCACGTTCTAGCTCTATGATCAGCAAGCCATCTTCCATCTTGGCTGATATGACCTTGATGTGTTCTGCCAACGTGAATTGGCGCTCAAAATCACGTGCTGCTATGCCTCGATGTATCCAATTACGGCTGTTCTGATCTTCGGACTTGCTGCCACGTACCATGAGTATGCGATCATTGGTTAGATAGATCTCCAGCTCCTCCATCTTGAACCCAGCCACTGCCAGTTCAAGCTTGTACCCGTGCTCGTCGTGGGTGAGATTGTAAGGTGGGTATGTGACCGGATTACTGGTCACTCTGGCAATCATTGGTTCAAAGCCAATGGCGAATCTATTGAGATCTCGGAAGAGTTCTTCCATGGTATTAATGACTTGAGATTGTGTATGACGCATGTTGTACCTCCTTTTAAAGCGAAGCATCATTGACGCAGGCCCCGCAGGCACCTGCCTCACATATTTAATAGCTCCTGTGCGCAAGGTCAAGATCAAACAGCATACCATAAATATCATATCAGCGGGAGATCACACATGGTTGGTTATATCACTGGTCCAACTGGACCAACAGGTGCAGTTGGAATCAAGGGAGCCACGGGAGCCAAGGGTGACACTGGACCCATAGGAGCACAAGGTCAGCAAGGATTCACCGGTGGTACAGGGCCCACTGGTTTGCGAGGAGTCACTGGCCCGCAGGGCAACAGCATAACTGGTCCTACCGGACAGCCTGGCACAGCAGCCAACAGAGGGGCTACCGGTGCCACGGGAGCCACAGGTCCTAGCGGCGGACCCCAAGGCCCAACTGGTCCAACAGGTGTAACCGGTGCTCCGGGTAATGCATCTGCTACGGGAGCCACAGGCGCCACTGGTCCAACCGGTTTGAATGGTTTTACTGGCGCCACAGGCAGCACCGGAGCCACTGGAATAGGCACGACCGGTCCTACTGGACCAGGAGTCGGCAGCACTGGCCCAACTGGCCCAGCAAGCATAATCACTGGACCAACTGGTAGCACAGGCCCAACTGGCGCTGCTAGCACTGTGGCAGGTCCTACAGGCCCAGCAGGTGCAGGCAGCCTTGCCAGCAGGACCACAGTAGCCGTGACTACCAACAGCATAGACGGTGGCGCAAACGTCAGCGTCTCTGCCACAGGGTTCAAAGGCTATAACCTCTACAGCATACAGACCAGCAGCGCAGCTTGGGTTACAGTGTACAGCAGCGTTGCAGCACGCACATCTGATCAGAGCAGATCTCAATCTACCAATCCCACACCGGGTAGTGGTGTGATAGCAGAAGTGATAACCACCGGCGCAAGCACTCAGCTCATAACTCCTGCTGCAGCCGGATTCAGCAGCGAAAATCCTGCCACAACCAGCATACCCATGAAAGTTGGCAACTCAGGTAACGCAAACATAGCAATCACCATTACACTCACGCTAGTCCAGACGGAGGCTTGACATGACCCGTGTTTCACTACTGCAGACCAATGTTGCTGCACATCCTAATGCAATCAGCCTCACAGCAGCAGATGCAAACTGGACCGTAAAAGCAACTTTGCTGCTGCGTCGTGCCAGCTATCAAGGCATGAGCATGATTGACCATGCCAATGCTATAACCAGAGGTGAGCTTGAACACATAAGCTATGACGAATTTACCAAGAGATATTCAGCTGATCTCAGCGACATCGCAGCAGTGGTAGCATTTGCCCAATCCTACGGAATCACTGTAAATGATACTCACGCTGCTGCTGCATCAGTACGTCTTGAAGGCACCGTGGCAGATTTCAACAGGGCTTTTGGCATAATACTATTGTCGGTTGAAAAAACCGATTATACGCACATAAGCTATCAAGGCATGCTCACCATACCAGCAGAACTTAACGGTATCATTGAACATGTGTTTGGCCTGCACAACCCTGTTAAGCTTGGCCATGCTGCGAAGATGGTTGACAGCACAGACAGCATACCTGCAGCGTTAGATGCTCTAACTCCTTTGCAGATAGCCACAGCATATCAGATGCCGCCAAACACTGGCACTGGCACCTGCGTGGGAATAATTGAATATGGCGGTGGTTACACACAGCAGAATCTCACTTCCAGCTTCGCACAGATAAGCGTGGCTGTGCCAACCATAACCAACACCAACGTGGATGGCGGATACAACAATCCTGCCGATACCAATGGTGCGCCAGAAGTCATGCTAGACATATACGTAGCAGGCGGCATCGCCAGCACCAGCACAATCGCAATGTACTGGGGCTATGGCAGCGGGTCAAGTAGTCCCGTAGCTGGCCCGGATTGGTATGATCCCATAAACGTTGCCATACACGATACCACTAACAATCCAACAGTTCTCAGTATCAGCTGGGGCGCAGGCGATAATCCAATCACAGGTTATTGGGATGCCGGCACCATAGCTGCTACGGACGCTGTGCTTGCTCAAGCCGTGGTCTTGGGCGTTACGGTATGCGCTGCATCAGGCGACAATGGCAGCACCTGGGCTGGTTATGCCGAAGAAGTGCTATATCCAGCCAGCAGTCCCTATGTGTTGGCCTGCGGAGGCACCACACTGCAGCTTAATGTTAACAACAGCATTGCCAGCGAGATAGCATGGATTGGTTCAGGCGGGGGACAGAGCTATTACGAGAGTTTGCCAGGGTGGCAGACGGGACTGACCGCAGAAAGCTATCCAGGTAATGTGATAGCTGCGCTGACCATGCGAGGAGTACCAGATGTTGCAGGAAATTCTGATCCGTATACTGGCTATCAGTTCTATTGGGGACTTAGCAACACCCTGAGCCAATACGGTGGTACCAGCGCATGTGCTCCCATGTGGGCAGGGCTCATAGCCCGTATAAATGCTACTATTGGTGGCCGCGTGGGATTCATGCAGACCAAGCTTTACGCTAATCACACTGCTATGCGAGATATCACAGTTGGTAACAATGCAGATTATATGGATGGTTATCAATGCACGGTTGGATGGGATGCTGTCACAGGTTATGGCAGCCCTATAGGTACCAGCATATTAGCAGTGTTTCAGTCTGCTGTGACCGGAGCAGTGTATCCAAACTATCTGGTTGGTGCACGACCCAGCAGCGGACAGACCTACCCTCGACCGTATATTTTAGCTTAACTGCGGCGATCGCGCTTCTTGCCAGTCTCTAGGCCTGCTATCTGGGCCTGCTTCTTGCGCCAACGGCTCTTGGCCTCTGCCATGGCACGGCGACGCTGAGCAGTGTTGGTCTCAAAGTTCTTGCGCTTGCGCAGTTCCTTGGCGATGCCTTCCGTGGCCACACGTTTCTTGAGCTGGCTCAACGCCTTGTTGACGTTACCGTTCCACACCTGCACGGTGAGGCCCTTCTTGTTTGACCAGCTCTCTCTGTTGTCCTGATTATCGCGGCTCATCAGTTAATTATGCCAAAATAGTCTCAATTGGTTAACCCGCAGCATCAGCTGCCGACCTATACACCAACATGGGTTCAGCTTGGCTAGCAACCATATCCTCTGTGATCACCACCTTGGCCACACCGTCCTTGCCCAGTCGAGGCAGGTCAAACTGTGTTTTCAGCAGCAGCTTTTCTATGATGCCTCGCAGTCCTCTAGCACCAGTCCGGTTTTCCATGGCATGGCTGGCTATCTTGCGCAGTGCGGCTGGCTGTATCTCCAATTCCACGTGATCGATACCAAACATCTTCTGATATTGTTTTACGATAGCGCTCTTGGGTTCAGTGAGGATGCGAACAAGATCGTCTTCGTCCAGCTCAGCAAAAGGAACCATCACTGGCACGCGACCAATCAGCTCTGGTATGATCCCAAACTGTATGAGGTCTTCCTGTCGAACCTGGCTGATCAGCTCAAAAGTATCAGCTTTTTCAATGTCATGCTTGCTGAGATTGGCACCAAACCCAATACCGCTGCCTGTGTCAAGTCGCTTGCTGATTATCTCTTTTAGACCAACAAATGCCCCGCCCAGTATGAACAGTATGTTCTTGGTGTTGACCATGATGTACTCACCTGCGGGATTCTTGCGACCTCCCATTGGGGGTACCTTGACTTCACACCCTTCCAGTATCTTGAGCAGGGCTTGCTGCACACCTTCACCGCTCACGTCCCGGGTGATGCTGCTGCTTTCACTCTTGCGGCTCTTCTTGTCTAGCTCGTCGATGTAGATGATGCCCTTTTCAGTCTTGACAATGTCCTGATCAGCCGCCTGATATAGGCGTGCGATGGCTTCTTCCACATCGAGTCCCACATAACCGCTCTCAGTGATGCTGGTTGCGTCAATGATCACCATGGGCACGCTCATCATCTTGGCTACCTGTTGTATCATGTATGTCTTGCCACAACCAGTTGGTCCGATGAACAGCAGATTGCTCTTGTCGATCTCCACACCATCTACCACCGGATGTGCGATGCGCTTGTTGTGATTGTACACAGCCACGCTGATGGCCATCTTAGCGTGATCTTGTCCTATGATGCGCTCATCAAGGAACTTCTTGATGCGATCAGGAGTGAGATCGCTCTGTGCTATGGGTTTGGTGTGTTTCTCTTCAACCAGTATACCATGGCACAGTTCCACGCACTCATTACAGATATAGACGTCGTTGCCGTTGATAAGTTTGCTGACTTCTAGATTGGTCTTGCTGCAGAAGCTGCAGGAGAAGATAGGTCGTGAATTATCTTTAGCCATCTAGTTGGTCTCCATTGTGATTAGGTATTGCTTGTGTCAGTGAGGTGTCGTTCTATGCGCTGCCTGTGTGCGTCTTTCAGTTCATCCAAGAACTCATGTACGGTCTTGCCAACCTCGTTCTCACGTGGTGTTGGTAACGTGTCTATGATCTGCCATTGGCTGTTTTGAGGTTCAGCATTGAGTTCAACAACTTCGGATAGAGCTAGCTTTTCTATATCTTCTGGTTGTATCTCATCTGCTGCTATAGGCGGCTTGGTTAGGATTTCCGCTTCAGGTTCGGCATCAAAATCAAAGCTGGACTGCTCGTCTGACACTGTGTCAATGATCTCTACAGTTTCAGCTGTGGCCACTGTGATGGTACCAGTATTTGCTGTATAGCTGAAGGTGTGATTCTGCGGCTCCACAGTCTTGACTTCTGTGACTGTGTCATCTGCATAAGCCACGCCTGACAGGTTGGCAAAATCAATCTCTGGCTCTGGATTGACAGATGGAGCAGCTATTGCTGCGTTCAGTGCTGCCATCTCAGTGCGCAAACCTTCCACAGCAGCGATGAGATCATCCTTGCCTTCTATGGTCAAAGTTACGGTCTGAGGTTCAGTAGGCTCAGGCTCTGGCGCTGGTTCTTGGGGTGTTGGATCTCGCAGTGTCTCAATAACTTTGTCAGAAGTGACGGGCTCACCTTCTCGCCATTCTTTGAGACCTTGGTTAGCTGCGATCAGCATCAGCACTGCCAGAGGATCAAACACCACGATGATCAGCACTATGATCCAGCGCACAGCATGTTCCAGCAGCGTTTGATCCACGTTATCACCATACAGAGCCTGTGCTATGTACTTGATAGGCCCAGTCTCTGCTTCCAGCTTGCGACCTTCTGTCTCCAGCTTGAACTTGTCTGCGTTCAGTGTTTCTATCTGTGCTTCGGCAGCCTTGATAGCATCGTTCTGTGCATCTATGTCAGCCTGCAGCTTGTCTGTGTCGCTGCCTTGGCTCAGCTTGTTGGTCAGCTGTTCTATCACAGCACGAGCCTGCTTGATCTCGTCATCTGTCTTGGCACGCAGCCTTGTGATCTCTGCCTTGGCAGCATCTGTCTGCGGATCAGGCGCTTGGCGCATGGCATCAATCTGCTTGAGCAAGTCTGTCTTGGACTTAGCCAGTCGTGTTCGATCTGCTTGTTGTTCCTGCTGGCGAGCCTGTGCCTGGCTGGTCTTCTTCTGATCGATCAAACTCTTGACTATGTTATCAAGGTTAGCTACCTGCCGGTCAATGTCATCGATTTGGCTCTGTGTGCTGCGGGCACGCAGCTCTATCTTGGCGTTGGCAGCATCTATGATTCGCTGCTGCTCGTCTATCTGTGGTTGCACACGCTTGTTGGCGCTGTCTATGACCTTGTTGGCATCATCTATGCGAGTGTTGATAGCAGCATTGCCTGCTTCGTTGCCCTTGCCAGCATTGGCCAGTTTCTGCTTGGCGCGCTCAATGATGGCGTTCTGTTGATCAATACTCTGCGTTATATGTAAGACTTTGGCCTGCTGTTCTGCGCCAGCAGCTGCTTGCTCAACGTGTGCTTTGCTGAGGAATCCAAAGATGCCCAAACTGGTGATGAACATCAGCACCACAACTGCGCCTGTGAGATAGCTCTTGAGAAGCCACGGAGTCTTGCGCCAGTTGTTATAAAGCCAGCTTGCTACTATAACCTTGCTGGTCTCCAGCGTGCCTGCCATGATCAGCACAGGGATGAATGCTGAACTGAAGATGGTGGTTAGACCAATCACGGAATAATAGCCTGCAACACCGCTGAGCGATACCGCAGCTATGAACATGAGTATGGTGGTCAGCATAGTCTGTGGCTCCTGTGACTATGCACAAGTTTAGCTGATATTGTCAGCCTGTCAATAGCCTTGATATGGCACACTGAGGCCCTGACCAGCTGATATCGGCTCAACATAGATGTTGCCTACCAGATTGGCCACAGTGTCCAGCGCAGGAGCAGTGATCTGCTGTATCACAACCTGGCTGGTGTTGTAGGCTACCACAGAGCTGCCCGACACTGCTACATTGGGATTGTATACGTTGCGATTGCTGGTGTATGGCACAGCTAGCGCACGCGCCATCAAACGCTTGAGAGCTGTGGCACCATACAGGTCTACACCGTCGTCGCTGAGACCGTCTGATGTCAATCCGCGCGTGTATACCTGATCAATGTGTTCCACACCCATGATCCAAGTCAATCCTTCTGGGCCGCACACACCGTTGTTGCTGGTCCACAATGCCTGGCCATAATAGGTAGGGGTGAGATTGCTGGCCAGCGTGCTGGCTACACCTGCCCAACGCATGTTGCCCTGCTCATGCAGCACAGCTTCTGCATAGGTCTGTGCGCTGGCATAGGCTGTGTTGGCTGCGAAACCAATTGCACCAGCAGCGCCTGCGGTATCGGGACCGAACAGTATGGGTGCTTGGCTTTCACTGTTGAGCTGTATGTAAGGACCAGCAGGGCGAGCAAATACGTTGGTGCTGCCTGTGAAATTGTTGATGGTGCTGGCTGCGCCGGCAGCATTTAAACCGCCGCCTGTGGTGAAGGTTATGGTGGTACCGTTCAGCGTGATGGTTGAACCGTTAACAAGTGTGTTGAAGTTGCTGCCGTAAAGCGCATTGGGCAGTGTGACACTGCCAGTTGGCAAGCCCAGCACGCCCAAAGGGGTTCCGTGCACGTTGGCCAACGTGATAGCAGTCTGCACAGCTGTGTAAGCACAGGTAAGTGATAGATAATCCCAGGCATTGTCGCCTGCACCGCCCGACAACTCCCAGCGGTTGGCAATCACTCCTGTCCATGGGCTGGCAGCGTTGATCATTGCGATCAGCTGGTCTATGGTAGACGTACCAGTTGGCCCAATCTCATAACCGTTGATGCTGAATATGTCGGTGCCGGCACCAGGGTAAGCACCAGTGTAGTTGGTGGTGCCTGTCACTGCTATCATGTTGAAGTACTGTAGGCTGCTGAACGGATCCAACCCACCTGTTTGGTAGTATTGGTTGCTCCACTGTTCGATACCGAACTGATAATATTGTACTACGGGTGCGAAGTTGATTCCCATGTGTCGATGCTCCAGGCTATGCTAGGATATTTAGCCAAGATGACCGCTTATCATTCTATGTACATGAAGGTATTGCCTTCGTGCTCACTGCATTCCACGCTGCGTATGGTCACACGGGTCAGCAAGCCTTGATCGGTCATCCATTTTTTCACATGTTGGAATACCAATTCGGCAAATTTAGCACAACCTGTGCCCTGCAACACTCTGAGATCACACAATCCCTGATCATTCATGGCTTGGAAAGTTGCCAGCGCCGGGTCATCTTCAGCTATGGCCACTGTGTGATCAAACTGTGTCTTGATCCATGCGTCCATGGGATCCAGCAGCGTGAAATCCATTATCTGACCGTTGTCATCCAAGTGATGGCATTCGAACACCAACTTAAACCCCAGAGCATGTCCGTGCAGCTGAGACTTGTAGCTAGTGGCTTGCCACTGCCTGTAACAGCAACTAAGCCCGTCCGCAAAACTATAGGTTTTGGTTGATATGTATATGGCCATGACATCCTCCGTGCTGCATCTAATTATACTTGCTATACGAGGTTCATCAAACTGTCATGCACTAGGACATAAGTATCGCGGCACTGCAAGGTAGACCATTGTGCAATGCATGGCTGAACCATTGTGCAGTGCAGTAAATATGCATATAATATGGTTGCATGTTTATGGTGCACCTACACACACATTAGGAGAGACTACAATGATCAAGTGGATCAACAAGCTGGTTGGCAAGAAAGTCGTTAGCCAACATCAGGGTCGCAAGATGACTCCGGAAGAGCGTTACATCATGGCTCGCAATCCTCAGACCATACTAGACGTTGAAAACTTCAGCCGCGAGTTTGAACGTCTGAGCTGGAATGAGCGCAAGCCATTTGTATCTGGTTACTGAGGAAAACACATCATGTGGCCTTACACTGAAGACGAATTGGTAATCATCAACCAAGGCAGCAAGTGATGTTTAAGCGCATCCTGCTTGCCATCATTGGCACTAAATCAAAGCAGTACGGGCACACGCTCGGCTGCTATGTGCATTAACTATAAAGCTTTCTTTAATATTTCGCTCAATTTTATATTCTTGCTGCACGCTATCATGCAGGTAAGTATATCATGCGAATTTTAGATAATAGCGAAGTTAAATTTTTTAACGATTGTCCAACTGATCTTTTTGATCCGTTGCAACAAAAAGTTTTAACATTAGATGCTAAGTTTTGGGCAACTTATGCATATAATAGAGATCGCAGCAATGTACTTTTTAAATATAACGGCGATGCAAAAATAAGCGAAGATAACCTATCAAGCATCGATTACACTAATCATCAGCCAGAAGTAGATAATGTTAGAACATTTTCGGCATATGATGATAAAGAATGGCGTGCAATAATAGATCCAATCGTAGATTGGATCTTATCTGAAAATCAATGCAGCCCAGATGGTATTATAAACAAGTTGCTGTTGAGTCGCGTAATACCAGGTGGATATATTGAGCCCCATTGGGACGAAGAACCTACACAGCTGGTTAGTAAACGCATGCATGTAGTAGTGACTAGTAATAATCGCAGTGAATTTATCGTAAACAACAAGACCTGGTATCTAAAACCTGCACAGGCCTTTGAACTGAATAATATGTACGAGCATGCAGTTTATAATGGTGGTTCAGACGACCGAGTGCATTTAATGGTGGATTATTATCATCCAGATCATATCAAGGAACTTTTTTACGGTCGCATGCATAGAGATCCGGCAGAATCAGACATACAAGTTAGCTTTGTTCACAATATGAAAGATGCACTTGGCTATTATGATATGAAACGAGAAGCTAGAAAATTAGCTGGCGATTCTCGCATACCTCTGCACCTCAAGAAATAACCAAGCTTTTCTGGTGCCCTACTCTGATGCTGGGGTCAACCCAGATCTGCTCGCCCATCTCTGCTGCTGACCAGCAAAACCCCACATCCTCTGCTGTGAACTCCAGGAAATCGCCCTGGTCAACCCAGCGGGGGCGAAACCATGGATACTCCAAGCGTTCCATCACACCCTTGGCCACTGCCATGAATCCAAACCCTGCATAGCTCACGGTGAACGGTTCGGTACGTTCTCGCATCTCAGCGCGATTGATGAACTTGAACGTGCCCTGCTCCAGCAGCTTGTTGTAGTCCAAGGTCTCAACTATGGGGTACTCCTCAGCGTTGGCCATGAGATAACAGCCGCTGGCGATTGGTTTTCCCAGCAGTAACAGCTTCATCACGTCAGTGGCTTTCCACACCATGTCGCTGTCTATCCATACTTGGTAATCATAATCCACAGAGCCGCCAAAGGGTTTCTGATGTCGGCCGTCCACGTTGTTGCCGCCCAGCACCCTGTTGCGAGCATAGTACACCACTGGATCATAGGCCATGCTCATGGCCCACTCTATGCCGTTCTGTCCCAGCGTGGTTATGGTATCTGTCCAGCTGCGCACCCATTGGTCGCTGAACTCTCGTCCTGGTAAGCAGAAGATCACACGCATGTTACTCTATCCTTGTTAAACTATCTCGCAGATGAATTCTTGGAACTTGCCGCGTGCAGTGGTTGGCAAGGGCTGCCTGTATTCTATGAGATCCATGTCATAGGGATAGCCTAGTGCTTCCTGTACCAGCTCTATCAATCCCACACGCTGCGCCTCAGTCAGAGGCTCTTCTGTGTAGCAGCGGAACTCCATGCTGGTCTGAGTTTTCTGGCGGAACTGATACTGCCTCACAGGAGCGATATCGTTCATCTTGGCACCGTAGAATATGGGCCAGATGCGCGTGCCGTCTGGGCGGGTCAGTATGCTGT